TGACGACGCGCCAATACCCCTCGCCGCCATAGACGCTGTGCTCTGCCGCTGTATCGTGCGCGTCATCGCTGGCGCTGGATGCCTGGATGTTGCGAATCAGACCACCGAGAATATCTGCCGTTTTCTTGTCGGCCCCATCATCCGCCGGCGAGATTTTCACAGCAGGCCGATTCATGCGAATGTTGTTGATGATCTGGTTGCAGTGCTGCGCGGTCATGTTGACCGTGAGGCAGACGCGCTTATCGATCTTGCGACTGTTGCGAATATCCTCCGGCCATTGCCATCCGTTGTCCGAGTCGCCCATTGCAAAGCGGGTATCCTCAACGGCCAGCATGCGGTTCGACGAGTACGCCTGTTTCGCGCGCTCGAAGCGCTTCTTGGCCTCCGCAACGATGTCGCTTGGCGTCGTCTGCTTGTCGTCTTTGGTCATTGGTGGTCTGGCTTTCTACGGCGCCGTCTCGGCGTTTTGTGGCTGTTGCACTCAGTTCTGAAGCTGATACGGTGGCCTGGCCATGATCAGCGGCTCAGGCTGCAGCGTGACGAACCCGTGCGACCGATACCACTGATGCAACCACGGCTCACCATCGGGCATCAGGATCAGGACCGTCTTCTCCTTGTCCGCTTCCTCACAAATCATGTCCATCAAGCGATTGGCAACACCTTTGCGGCGATGCCATTCGTCGACGTGGACGTTGCTGACCTCGATCACTTCGCGCAGGTTGGCCGGCAGGGCATCGCTGGGCGCCAGGTGGCAACTGGCGGCACCGAGTTGGCGTTTTCCGAGTTTCATCCCATCCATCCCAGATCAGAATGCAGAGCGTGCGCTTCGGCCTTCTCTGCGTTGGTTTTCTTTGGCGCCTTTACCAGCGCCGGGAACAGTGCGGCAAGCGCCCATATCGCTGCGTCCGCTCTGTTCGGGCTGTGCGCCCCGGTATAGCCATACGTCGAGAACGCTGCAAGCTCGTCCTCAAGTTCGTTCAGGTAGCCAACGTGCCGAACCTTACCCTGCTCGTAGAGGGCGCTGAAAGGTTCTGCGCGCTGGGCCTTGCCACGTGACGCCGTGACCTTCACGAAGTTCGTGCGCGGCCGGCATGTCTTGATCACGTGCTGAACCATCGCGCCGCCGAAGTTCGTTTCACCGACAACGGCATCGGCCTCGTGCCGGTCGTAGGCATCCGTCGCCACCTTGCCCCACGTCGCCGGCCCTGCCTTCACCGTCAGATCGGGTCCAAGATAGGCGTTTCCGTCCGTTCCCAGTCCTGCGACGACAATACCGATCGCGTCATTGTCCGCATTGTCTGCGTCATCGGCGCCGGAAGGATCGACCGCCACAACAACGCGCACCATGTCAGGCAGAACGCCATCCGTGACGCGCCACCGGTCGATATGCTCCTCCGGGAAAAGCTGATTCGGCGTAGCGTCCGCAAACTCACCGTGCAAGAAGCGCTTGCGTGCTCGTGCGCTCATCGCCTTCAGCGTGTCGAGATACCCATCAGCAAGGTTATCGGTGTTGTCCATCGGGTTGATCTGCATCGAGGCGTAATCGCCCGGATTGCGCAGCGCTTCCTTCGTTTCCGGGTTGCGCCGCTCGACGAAGATCCTGAACGACCAGTGCGCCTTGCTTGGCGGGTTGCAATCGTAATACACGCGCGGCCTGAGCTGTGATGCCGGCAGCGCGCCGATCGCCTGCTGCTCCGCCTTCTGCGCCAACCGCGTGATCGCCGTCTCAACCGACGCATACGGGATCTGGCTGCATTCGTTCGAGTAGATCGTCACGAACTCCATGCCGAGGATCTTCTCGGTTCGCTCCTTGTCGTCGAGACCTGCGAACCAGACCTCTGAACCGTTCGGGAACCTCGCATACCAATCCGACTTGTTGAGCTCATACTTGACGCCCGGGAAACACAGCGCCATCACCTTCGGGAAGGTGTCCATCACGATCGAGTTCTTCACGGCGTTGAACCGGAATCGAACAATCGCATGCCGACTGCTCGGCGCCTTGATCGCCCGGAGGCACACCGCGCGCACAAGGACAAACGTCTTGCCGCTCCGCGACCCGCCGAACAACATGATGTGCGTTGCTGACCCGGCGAGCAGCTTGTTCGCCTCGGTCTGCTTCGGCGTCAGCTTCACAGCTTGGCGTCATCCTCGGACAGCGTCAGCGTCACGGATCCGCTGTGCTCCAACTCCTGCTTGTCGCGCCACTCGGCAGGCTTCCGGTTCTTCAGCCAGAAGATGGCGGCCGTCGTGTCGGGCGGGTAGAACTTCCGGATCGGCGTCTTGACGATCTGGTTCATCACCACGCGAATATCAACCTCGTCGTGCTCGTAGCCCGTCGCCCGGGAAAACAGGCTGCGCTCTACTCGGTTGTCCGAGGCTTCCTTTCCAGACTTTAAGGCCTCGCAAAACTCATCATGCTCGCCCTTCCATCGGTACAGCGTAGCAACGTTAATTCCGAAGAAATCAGCGACTTCAAGGTCAGTGGCGCCCAACTTGCACAGCTTCTCCGCTTGTGTGACGAACTCCGGACGGTACTTGCTGGGGCGTGCCATGATCGATGGTTCCTTACCTGCTCAGTCGAGCGACCCCATGAACGCATGGGTACGTTACTGTTGATCGAGCCTATCAAAATCAACCACCGCAACCGAGCAGCCACAGCTGCATGATTCGCGCTTGCATGTGCATTCTTCCGGCTGCTCCGGTTCATCGCGCTCGATGGGCTTTTCCTCGCCTGCTCCGAAACCGAACCGCCATTTGCGCCAGCCTGCTATCTGCTGATCGTCTCGGTTCATGTTGGCCTCGTTGAATAGTTGGCGGTTTCGGCACACGCCGCCTCGTGCTCATCGCCGTTTCCGGATGCCGATGCTTTGCTATCAATTGTTGTTTATTGATAGCTTTTAACTATCTTGCAGGTGACAAGTGAGCACCCCTATGCCTTTGACCTTATTAAGGGCTACCCCTGAGAGCAGGTAGGTCAAAGCGACATTGGGGCGTTCCAGTCAGGTAGCTGGCCTGATTCGTCTGGAGTGTCATCTGCTTTATTTATCGAGTACCCGTATCGTGGGCGATCCGCTTATCACGCTTGCGCGTGGTCATGTGGCATTTACTCGTTTATCCATTGCCGATGAAAGCTCTGGCGCTCGGGTGCTCAGTAAGCGATTCGGTTTTGTGCAGTTCAGCCCCGAACATTGGCCACCAACTTTAGGCGCTGCGGACCATAAGCAAAAAGCCCCGATCCGTGAGGAACGAGGCTTTCTTTGGGCGTGCGAAACCCGCCGAGAAAGAAGATATACCAATCCGCTAAAAATTGCAAGATTAGTAGCAATTACCACATCATCCCCTTGCGCCGTAGCGCTACCTCCAAGACCTCATGCGCAGTAACCAGCGACGTTTCGTAATCGCGCATACGAAACACCGCCGCCAGATACCGCCGATAGATCGCGGCCTTCTGATTTGGCGGCAGGTCATCAACGCACGAATCGACCGCCTGATTGCGTTGCGCGTCGGCGGCATCGCACATATCCTCGAAGGTGTCCGAGTTCCCGCCTGAACTGAGCATTGCGGAATGATTCGGATAGCCGAGGCGCGGACTGTAGCCCTGCATCCATGCTGCCCATTCGGTGAGGATGCCGACTACCGCTTCAAGTCGTGCCAGGTCGCGTGCGCTCATCTAGTCCCTTTCATCTCTCCGTAAAGCCGATTGCCGATCTGCCGTACCGTCTCGCGCTGTACCCAATCCAGCCTCGTGTCGTCCTGGTGCACGACGAGAATCCCCTGATCGCGCCACCCATCGCGCTTGATTGCTTCCGAGTCGATGGGATTCGGCTGGCACTTCCCGAGCGGACATTGCAAGCTCATCCAACCTCCGCAATCAGCGTCTCGAACTCGACTACGCGCATACCGAGATTGATCGCAAGACGCGCCTCGATGTTTGCGCCCTTGCTATCCTCCCAACCGGGAAGTAGCGCCACGGTGCAACAGTCGCATAACGCTTTGATATCGGCCTTCATGCAGTTGGCCCAGGTCTTTTCTCCGGCTGGCTCGATCTCGGCAGGATTCACAACTTCAAGGCCACGTGAACGCAGTTCTTTAGCTGCTGCATGGAACGCTGGAAAATTCAGATCCGGATAACCAGTCATCGCCCCGGATAGGTAGATACGTTTCATGCCGCCTCCATTTCGCGTAGTTCCTTCGAGTAGTAGTCGATTGCGTCTTCGGCCAACTGCCTAACCTGACTCGGACTTAGCAACTTCCGCTCTTTCTGCCTAAGCTCATCAACGAACTCCCTGCCGTAGAAATCGACCATGAATAGC